AATCCTTGACGCGGTCGCAAGCGATGATTTCGCCACTCTCGACCGCTTCGCAATAGTCTTCGACTCTTTGCCGAACGCCGCTTGCTATCAACCCGTCGCCCTCTTTAGCCACTCTTGAAAAACATCCTCCTCCTCTGCTTGCGGTGCTCTCAATCGTGCTCTCGACGATGGAGTTAAGCCTAGTTCTGCTTCACGTTTGAGGCATCGATCCGCAAACTTGTGGAACTGGTTTGCCTCTGGTTTGGTGGATGTGTTGCCCTTTTCGTTCATTTCGCTGACGACGCCGCCTTTAATGTGCCCCCAAAGACTAATCATCATTGAGTAATCAAGGCAGTAGCCTGCTATCAACCCTTGATCGGTCGCATGCAATAGATTCATCTCTCGGAGTTGGTCGCATACCCAGTACCAACGCGATTTGGCGACGGGATCCGCTTCAACGTGATCGGGAATCCGCGGGTCGGATAGTTTCGGTTTGGGTTCGTCGTGGTTGCGTCGTTGCGGATTCTTTGCGAACGCACCGCTAGCATCTTTGACCGCGACAAAGAAAGAGCAAGCCGACGTAGTGTATAGCGAATGCGAGCGGATGGTGGATCAGTCACAACCGCTGCAAAAGTACACGGACATCAAGAATGAAACGATCACCTACAAGCACAACCTATCCTTTATACGCAAAGTCTCGAGCGAGAAGCCTTTCGACGGACTTAATCCGCATTGCGTTGTTATGGATGAGTTGCATGCGTGGGGCGAGTACCACCGAAAGTTTTACGATACGATGGTCACGGGCAGCGGATCACGATCACAACCGCTCCACCTCATCATCACAACCGCCGGGGCTGATGATTCGCTCTTGTGGCTGGACGAGTACACATACGCGGTAAACGTAGTTAGCGGTATCCACAAAGACGAATCGCTTTTCGCGTTGATCTACGAACTTGACGAAAAGGACGAGCCCGGCGAGGAAGCGAACTGGAAGAAGTCTAATCCAAACCTTAATGTTTCGATCAAACTGGATTACCTTCGCCAGCGTTGGAACGAGGATAAGTCAACCGGGCTTGGTGTTAATCGCTTTACTCGTTATCACGGCAATCGCGTTGTATCCTCGACGGAAAAAGCATTTGACCTTGCGGCGTTTGATCGATGCGTCGGTGTCCATTCCGATTGGCGAGATGCCGATGGACTTGGGGCCGGTGTTGACTTGGGATCCCGCGACGACCTTGCAGCGTATGCGATTTGCGGACGCTTCCCGGTCGCAGTCGATGATAAGGGCAAGACGGTTTACCGCTACGAGATTAAGACGCGGGCGTTCATCGCGGCGGACTCCAAGAGAGACTTAACCGCTATGCCGTTTGCTGAATTTATTCACACGGAAGAGCTATACAAGTGTGAGTATCCAATCGAGGAATTGACAGCGGCATTGATCGAGGAACTCGAAGCATACGAAATCCAGACCGTTGCTTACGATCCCTACAACGGGCAGCAACTAGGCGAAAAGTTGGAAAAGACCGGAGCGGTAGCGGCAAGAATGGCACAGAACCAAGCCAACTTCAACGAAGCAATCAGGGACTTCATCCAACTGATGCAAGAGGGCCGGCTAGTCTTCTCGGACTCGAAGCTGCTTCGGTGGTGCGCGAACAATGCGATCATTTGTAAAGACCGCCAAGACCGATGGATGTTCGACAAAAAGAACTCGAAAGACAAGATTGATCCAATCGTAGCGGCGGTGATGGCGTACCGCATCGCAAGTTTGCAAAAAGAGCGTTCATCGGGTAGTTTATATGTTACATAAGGAGCCGACCGCATGTCATTGATGACCGCACTATTGCAATGGATGGGGCTAAGCGAAGACCAGTTTAGCAACGGTCGAAGGGTTGGCGTACGCGAAGCACTAGGCGTACCTCCAGCGTGGTATGCCCACAATAAATTGACCGGGGACTTTGGGCGGCTACCTATCGACGTGAAGCGGCGAGAGGGTGACGGGGCCGTTAATGACATTGAGCACCCCGGCTACATCTTGCTGAGGGAAGAGCCTAACAAGGTGCAATCTCCGACGACATTTAAGGAGCAAATGTTGTCGCATGCTCTGATGCGTGGCAACGGTCGAGCGGCGATTATTCGCAAATCAGGCATGCCGGTTGAGTTGATCCCGATGTTACCTGAAAACACCTGGACAGTCATCTACGACGGCAGGAAGTGGCATGTGACGCAACCGGAAGACCAAACGAAAAAAGACCTCTTCGATGGGTTCGACACGGACAAGAACGGCTATCTGATTTTCCCGGATGCGGATGTATTGCATCTTCCCGGCTTTTCGTACGATGGCGTCGAGGGAATCGGGTTGTTGGATATTGCGAACATCACTTTTTCAACGGGTGTTGAGCAAACCAAGTTTACAAATACGCAATTGCGACGCGGCTTTAGGGGCAAGCTGTTTCTCGAAGCACCGCCTGGAGCGTTCCGCAAAGCAGAGGACGCGAAAGAGTTCATCGAAGCGTTTAACAAGATCGAAGCCGGTGCCGAGAACTCCGCAAAAGCAGGCTTGCTACGCGAAGGCGTCAAGGCTAACGCGGTAAGCATGAGCAACAACGATGCACAGTTTGCGGAGTTGCAACGCTTCACTAGGCAAGATATCGGTATGCTCTTCGGACTTGAAGGCATGCCGGGCGATGGGGAAAGCACGTCGTACAACTCGCTTGAACAAAAGAACCTTGCATACATGCAAGCCCTCGACAGGTGGCTCGTCAAGTTCGAGGAGCAATGTGATATGAAGCTGCGAACACGCCAAGAGAAGCAAACCGGCGAAGTTTACTTCAAATTCAACGCGGCCGCACTCTACAGGACTGACCTTAGAACCACGATGGAGTCATTCTCTAAAGCAATCGCGTCCCGCATCATGAACCCGAACGAATGCCGGGCGAAACTAGACCTCAATCCCTACGCCGGAGGCGATGAGTTTATCAATCCGGCCATATCCGAAGCGACCGGAGAACAGTCGGTGGATGAGGTCGAGGATACGCCGGAGGATGACGCAGAGGATGAAGCAGAAGACACGCAAGAGGCTCGAGCGGTGGAGCAGATGTTGCGCGACCTCATCAAAACGGAGTGGAATAACGCAATCAACGCATCCGGCAAGGGACAATTCGTCGCTTGGATAGGCAAAAATTACCCGAAATGGCAAGCGAAACTAGCGGATAAGATTGAAGCGATCGGGCTTGACCGTGACTTGGCACGCATTCACTGCGAAAAATCAACGCTTATTTTGGCAAAATTGGCGGCTGAAAACGGGGGCGAATCGCTCAAAAAAGCGGTCGAAAACGAGGTAAAAACGTGGGAAAACAGGGTCTTTGACCTGAAAAGGGGTGGAAAATGATTGAAATTAAAGCGGAACTGAATGAAATACTGCTATCCGGCGTTGTTGGCGATGGATGGGACGAAAACCCGATCACTCAACGCGGCGTAGTCGATGCGTTACGCTCTTTCGGCTCCAATGCCGTGACGGTTCGCATCAACTCACCAGGAGGGGCAGCGGATGAGGGTATCGGGATCTACAACGCATTGCGAAGCCACAAGGGCGAGGTAACAACGATCAACGATTCGCTAGCAGCGTCGGCGGCATCGATCATTTTTCTCGGCGGTGCTAAGCGATTGATGGCGGACGGGTCGCGGCTGATGATCCATCGGGCGATGGGCTTTGCATTTGGCAACCGGGAAGAGTTGGCGAAGGTAATCAACGCCTTAGAATCGTACGACGCGAGCCTAGCGGATATCTATTCGCAATACGCGAAACTGTCCAAAAGCGAAATCGAGAATGCGATGGCTCAAGAATCGTGGTATGAAGTCGAAAAGGCGATCGAGTTGGGATTTGCAACCGGGCGAGTTGAGAACGGCAACAAGAAGCGAAAGACCTCGAACGCATTCGACCAAGCCAAGGTCAATTTGCTCAAAGCAAAGATGGCGCAATACGCCGGAGGCTTGACAACCCGCTAGCGACTTGCTAGGTTTAAGGTACATATCGCACTAGCTCAACAGGTGAGAGCACACGGCGTTGTAAACCGTGCAAAAAACGAAGGGTTCGAGTCCCTTGTGCGATTTTTGAGCGTAAGTCTCAAAACTCTGCAACTAATTAGCGGCAGTGACACACGGGAAATGTTTTAAGTAACACCGTGGCAGTCATGCCGCTATCTTGGTTTATCGACTGCCACACAGCAAAGGGAGCAGTCGAATGAAGACCGCAAAGCAACTCGGGGAAGAAATCCAAGCCTTGCAAGCTAAAGTCAAGGCGATCCAAGACGTAGCATCGCAAGACGGACGCGATCTACTCTCAGACGAGCAAGCCGAAATTGATGCAATCGTTGGCACTGACGGCAAAGCCGGTCAGATTGAGAATCTTAGCAAGGAACGAGAGCGAGCAATTCGCATTGAGTCAGCAGTGTCCAACACTGTCCGACAAGTCAACGAAACTCGGAGCGTTGACGCATCCAGTTTCCGCATTCCGGCAACTGCGAAGGCGACCGGAAGGCTCAAGGCTTTCAAAGGGCCAGACGCAGAGCGGGATGCATTCAAAGCCGGTCAGTTTTTCCGTGCCCTCAACGGCAATGCTCAAGCCCGTCAGTGGTGCCGGGATAACGGCGTCCTCAACGCAATGGGCGAAAACGACGACTTGCGAGGCGGTGTACTTGTGCCTCCTGAGTTTGAAACGTCGGTTATCAGCCTGATGGAAACCTACGGCGTTACGAGCCGCTACGCTCGTACTTACCCGATGGGCAGCGATACCGTGACGATCCCTCGACGCGTCAGCGGCTTGACCGCTTACGCAGTCGGCGAAGCGGGAGAAATCACGGCTAGCGATCCAGCATTGGGGCAAGTATCCTTGACCGCCCACAAGTGGGCTACGCTGACCCGCGTCAGTAACGAACTCAACGAGGATGCTGTCATCGCCATTGCCGATTACTTGGCAATGGAAATGGCACAAGCCCATGCCCTCAAGTTGGATCAAGCCGCGTTTCTCGGTGACGGCACAACCGCTTACGGTGGCATCAACGGGCTTGCTAACGTGCTAGCCGCTGGATCAGTTGCAACCGCGGCAGCAGGGCAAAACACAGCGGCCACGTTGACCATTGCAGTCTTTCAAGAAGCTGTCGGCAAGTTGCCTGAGTTCCCCGGCATGAATCCAACTTGGTTCTGTCATAAAGCCGTTTTTTGGAACGTCTTGGCACGGCTCCAGCTTGCAGCCGGTGGGAACAACTACGTTGACCTCGGAAGCGGGCCAGTCTTGCAGTTTATGGGCTACCCAGTCCAGTTTACGCAAGTCATGCCGAGCACGATCAGCGGATCGACCAAGCTTGCCTACATCGGCGACTTGTCGATGGCATCCACCTTGGGACTCCGACGCGGTGTTAGCGTAGTTGCTGACTCTTCGCGGTACATGGAGTTTGACCAAACCGCGTTCCGATCGATCACACGTTGGGACTACAACGTGCACGAAATCGGCGATGCAAGCAACGCAGGGCCGATCGTGCAAGTCAAGGCTGCAGCGTAATTGAACCAACAACCAAACGAAAGGAACTAGAGTTATGAATCCACTACAGCAATGCAAATTTGTGACAGCGATCAAGCCCGGCGCGTTGATCGATAACAACACGGCTACGGCTGATGTTGTTGACACCAGAGGATACGATTATGCGACCATCATCGTTCAACTCGGTGCTACCGATATTGCGATGACCGCATTGAAGTTGCAGGCCTCATCGACCAGCGGCGGAAGTTACGCCGACATCACTGGGGCTACCTTTGCGGGTGGCAGCGGTCTTGGAGGTGCAACGCTCGCTCTTCCGAGTGCAACCGATGACGGGCAGACATGCGTTTTCCAAGTCGATTTGCGAGGCAAGGAGCCATTCCTGAAGGTTGTTGCAACCTTCGGTGATGGAACCAGCGGCGGGTACATCGCAGCGGTTGCGGTGCTATCCCGTGGCAAGATTGCACCGACGACCTCGACGGGTGCGGCTGACGGCGACGTTTGCCGAGTGGTCTAGTCTAATGGACTTGATCCTCAATCAATTTTGGCAGGGGCTACCAGCCGGTTATCGGTTGGTAGCAGTGCCTATCGGACAAGCGGAGTTGATGATTGCTAGAGGACTCGCACATGCGACTGATACCGGAGCTAGTGACAGGGCCGACTACAGAGCCAGTGACACTAAGCGAAGCAAAAAAGCAACTCGAAATAGCAAGTAGCGATACTACGCACGATGTTCATTTGTCCGCATTGATTCAGGCGGCGCGGGAGCAGTGGGAGCACGACACGGACACCGTTACTTGCTACCAAACGCTTCGTTTGCGGATTGGTTCGCTCTATGATGGCTTTACGCTATTGCGATCACCGATCCATTCAATCACCTCGATCCAATACTACGACGGCAACAACGCATTGCAGACGCTATCGAGTAGCCTTTATCAATTGCATGTTGACCAATTCAGGCTTGCCTATCAAGTCAGCCTACCAGCGACCGCGTCGCGTTGGGATGCGTGGACGATCACTTACAAATGCGGCTATTCGCAAGACGGGCAAAACGTACCAGAGGCGGCGAAAGCGGCTATCAAATTGCTTGTGGCGCACTACTTCGAGAATCGCGATATGCTTATGTCGGAAGCGTTGCAGACGATGCGACCGTATGAAATGCTGGTTCGGCGTTACATGCGGAGCAGTTACCCATGAGCGGACGCCCTAGAGACTTGCGCGTTGGCAGACTTCGCCAGCGATGCACAATCCAGCAAAAGACAGAGACGCAAGACGCGTCCGGTCAGCCAGTCGTTTCCTGGACAAATTACGTCGTTGGCGAGCCATGCGAGTACTACCCAACCGGCGGAACGGAATCGATGAGAGGGCGTCAACTCGAAGCGGGAACCAGGGCGGTTTTCCGCGTCAGGTATCGAAGCGGATACGATACGACAATGAGCGTTCAATACGACGGCGAGCGATACGGCATAACGCACATTAACCCAGTTGACGGGCTACGCAGATACATTGACCTGATTTGCTCGGTGGTGATGTAATGAGCAGCAGCATCGAAATCAACATGGACTTGATAAAGGCAATCGGAGCAATCCCGCTAACGCTTCGCAACGGGCCTTTCGGTCGATGCCTTGGCGAGTTTGCAAAGCCAATTGCCAGGGCCACGGAGCCGCTATCGAGATCATCCCGCGAAAGCGGAAGCCGTAATCGATGGAGCAGAAAGTTTAAAAACAACCCGGCATTCAGCAACGACTCACGCAAGCACATCGGCCACAAGGTGGGCAAAAGCGGCGTGGTCGTTTATGTAGGTGCTCAATACCCAAAAGGAAACAAGCAGCAGTTCGTTATGCCGTACAAAAAAGGCACGTCGTATACGCGGTACCTTTGGGGCAAACCGGGCCAGCAAGTGCTGAGGACTTCGCGGCGTGGCAATCAGTATTATGCAACCGTGGGCACGAAGGCACAAACGGCGAACTTCCCAAACAACGAACGGGCACCGGTTCGGGCGTATGACCAAACGAGGACGCAAGCGGAAGCGGCGTTTCTCGACCAACTGCAAAAAGAAATTAAGGAGCTGAGACTTGGCTAAAAACGTAACACTCACGGACACCGTAACTATCGCATCGAGCGGTACGACTTCAACAGCGTTGACGATGCAAGGCGGACGCGTACCGCTTGCTATTGTCACCCCGTCGGCATTGACTGGCACAACGTTTAAGTTTCAAGCGTCGGCGGACCAAGGGACCAACTTCTACGCCTTGTACAACGAGGGCACAGAGTACAGCGTGGCAGTCAACACTAGCCGCTACATCGCACTAAATCCCAACGTATTCGAGGGCGTCAAGGTTGTGCGAATCGTCAGCGGATCGAGTGAAGCAGCGGCCAGGACAATCGGCGTTATCAGCGGGGAATTGTAATGTCAGCGATTGGCGAAGCGTTGCGTACAAAACTACTGTCTTATGCAAGCGTTTCGACGCTTATAGGTCAGCGTATGTACCCAGACGTACTAGTGCAAAAAGCGACGCTTCCGGCGGTGATTTATTACGTTATTTCCACCCAACGCGATCACATGGTAAGCGGACTGGGCAAGAGTGCACACGCACGCATAACGCTTGAATGCTTCGCGTTGACGCGAACGGCGGCAAGTGCAATTAGCCGAGCAATTCGAGAGACGGGAATTGATTCGTTTAGGGGCGTTGTTGATGGCTACACGTTTTGCGGCGTGGACTTCGACAGCGGCGATGAGTATATGCAAGATCCTCCAACCGATGGAAACCAGGAGCATCGGTACTTGGTTAGTTTCGACCTCTTGGTACATTACAAGGAGCCTTAAACATGGCAGCTTTGACAGTGGCAGATACCGGGTTGGGGGCAACCATCTCGGGTACTGGTTTGGTTACTACGCAGATCACACGCATCGGAGATTTTAACATCTCGGTTGATGCGTTGGATATCAGCGATTTGGGAACCACTCTTTACGAAAAGTTGCGACCAAGCGACTTGCGAAAGAATCCCGAAATTGAAATCGAGTTCAATTGGCTCGGAGCCGCTCCACCGATCACTACTGCGATGATTCCGTCAGCGGAACCATACGCAGGGATTAGCGTCACCTTGACATTTCCAGGAGCCGGAAGCGTCCAGGGCACGGCATTCGTCAAAAACGTGAAATTCCCTTCGTGCGAAAAGGGTGTTATCATGCGAGGGAGTTATACGTTGCAGTTTGACGGTGCAACGACTTTGACTTTTACAGCGGCTTAGTAAGGGGCGTTTATGTTTTCTTTGCAACAGCAGATGGGTTTAAGGGCCGACGGGGTTACGATCCCGTTGGCACAGTTTCAAGTGCTTTTCGATGGGGTGCTAGTTGGCTACTTGCCACACGGCGAGAAAGTGCAACTACAAGCCTTGTTCAACTTCCCTCACGACCAACTGACTGAGGGAGAAATGGCATCGATTGAGATGCAAGCGATGGAAGCGTTAGGCTATCAGATGGACATTGAGCCACCAGAACAATTTTCGCGTCAATTCGTCGAGGAAGCGACGCGGATACTAAACGAGGAGGATGATGATGAGTAGCGAGCTAAATCGATTCTTGGCGGCTGCATCGCGTCCTCTGCGTACAATCGAGATTCGTATCGGAAGCGAAGTGTTTACGCTTCGTGAGTTATGCGAATCGGATGCGGCTGACATGGAGGTGCAATTGCAATCGGGTGACAAGTTCGATTTTGCGAAGCATCGCAGGTTGCTTGTCTCTTATTGCTTGGTTGGCAAGGACGGCGAGCGGATCGTCGTGGACAGCGATTCGCTCAAGCCGCTTCCACGTCAGACCATCGGCAAGTTGTACGAGGAGGCGTTAAAACTCTCTGAGTACGACGCGAAGGAGATCGAAGCCCTAGCAAAAAAATCCGACGCAACCGCAGGTTAACAATCGCTTTTCGGCTTGCGTTGCGTTGGGGGATTGTTGACCCGATGGCATGGATGAAAAGCCTGCCGTCGGGGGCGTTGAATCAGTGGCTTGCGTTTGACTCAATTGAGCCAATCGGCGAAGAGTGGGAGCAAACCGCGTCCATCGTTCATGCAATCAACTTGCCTCTATTCGCTAGGGCAGGGCAAGCGATGCCGGAGGTGGCCGACTTCATGCCAAGTCGCTACAATCGGCCAAAGCGGAGCGCAAAAACGATGCTCAAGCAAGCGGCTAAAGCATCGACGCAAATAGCAGGACAGGTCAAGGCGATGTTTGGATTAGGAGCGAGGTAAATGGCCCAAACGATCAACGTCGCAAATATCAAGGTTGGATTGGATGTTGAGGAACTGCGAAAGAACGGGCAGTTTACGCGGAACGAACTGAACAGCATTGCACGCATTGCGAGAGAGTCAATCGACCCGTTCGACAAATACGAAACGGAACTTGAGAAGTTAGCAAGGGCGTTTAAGGCCGGTGGATTGACGGCTGACGCATTCGCACGGACGCAGGAGACATTAGCCAAGAAACTCGGTATCAACGTGCCTACCGGGGCAATGGCTCAATATACGCAGTCAATGGAGTTGCTGCGAAATAAACTACAGTCAGGAGCCATATCAGCCGATGCGTTTCGCCAATCTCAATTGGCGTTGCAGAATCAACTAGGATTGACCACCAAAGAAGCCAAAAAGCAGACGGAAGCGATTGCGGCGCAGCAGTCGGCTATCAATGCCGTGAAGAATCTAGCGATGGGCTACGCAGGGCTAGGCGTTGCGATGAGCGGCGTAAAATCGGCGATTAAAATGTCAGCCGACATGGAGCAAACAAAAGTATCCTTTGAGGTGATGACTGGATCAGCAAAGACCGCGTCCAGCATGATGGCGGACTTCAAAAAACTGGACGTAGAATCTCCTATCAACTTTGCAGACTTTGCAAGAGCCGGTAAGACGCTTCTTCAATTCGGCGTAACGGCGGATAACATTAAGCCAACGCTGCAACGCCTCTCGGCTATATCTCTCGGCAATCCAGAGCAATTCCAATCCCTCGCTCTTGCGTTTGGTCAAGTGCAGGCCAACGGCAAGTTAATGGGCCAGGAAGTCCTGCAGATGGTCAACGCGGGCTTTAACCCGCTCCAAGAAATCAGCCGCACAACCGGCATGAGCATGGAGGAACTGCGGAAAAAGATGGAGCAGGGATCCATTAGTGCTCAAATGGTCGCGGACGCGTTTAAGTCAGCGACCGAAGAGGGTGGACGCTTCGCAGGGATGAACGAAAAACTAGCCGCGACTTTATCGGGCCAGTTCGCAAAAGCGGGTGGGGATGTTAAAGCGTTGGCGATCGATATCGGCAACCAATTGACGCCAGCGGTTACTGCGTTACTTGATGCATTCCGCACGCAAGCACAAGGGGCAGGGACGCAGAAATTAACCGAAGGGCTTGGGACGTTTGCTAAGGGTTGGGGATTCCTAGTCTCCTACGCTCAAGGTAAGTCCAATGAATACCTTCTCAACCTCAACGAGTTGGCAAGAGCCGAAGAGGATGCGATTGCGGACGCGATGCATGCCGAATGGATGCGATTAGAGAACAAAAAGAAGGTGGACGCTGAGGCGGCTAAACTAGCCGAGCAAGCCAAGCAACGAGCGGAAGAAGAGGCAGCGGCGGAGAAGGCAAGAGCAGCGGAAGCGAAAGCGGATGAGTTACGCAAAAAGCAGATTGAGGAAATGAAATCGCTTCGCGATCAGTACGACCAACTCACGATGAGCGAAAACGAATACATGGCAGCTAAGCAGAAAGCCGCTGGTTACTCGGAGAACGACATCAAGCGGTATCAGACGCTCAATAAGTTGGTTGAGGAGGCTAAGCAAAAGAAGCAAGCCGAGCAAGATGCAGAGCGAGCAAAACAGGGCATGGCAACTCCTCAAGAGCAATTGCAAGCGGAATTGCAACGTATTGAGGGCATGGTGTCGCTAGGGCCAGATAAGGGCCTCAGTAGAGGCCAAGGCGATAAGTTAGCGATGGAAGCGGCTATGCGATTCGGCACGCAAAGCGGACAAGAAATCGCCAAGAACATTGCACCAACGCTTAAGGCCGGAACTAAGGAAGCGTTTACGTTTATGCAGCAAGAAAACGCAAAGAGCAAGCAGCAAGCAGAGCAAAAGAAGTTGGCAGAGGACTTGCTAGCGGAAGCGAAGAAAGCGAACGAATTAGCAGAGGCTGCACCGCGACTGGCTTTTAGGAGATAACGATGGCCAATGAATTAGTCGGTTCGGAACTTCGCAAGGGCAGCGGATTCGTTCGCAAGGGCCAGGGCTTTACGCTTGTCTTTGGGGAGTCTTGGAACTTTCGCGTCAAGACCGACGATAAATTTACATCTAGGCTATCGGTACTTACAGAAACGCCAGGGCTGCCCCGCGTCGGCTTGCTATACGGGCCTTTGGGCTTAGTATGCGACGACTTAACAGCGGAGCGAAACGAAAAGCATCCTCTCTACTGGGAGGTGTCGGCAAAGTTTCAGACCGGCACCGAAGAGCAAAAGCAGTCAAGCGAAAATCCCGACAGCCCGGATCCTACGACTTGGGTGCCAGTATTTAAGATCGATTCATTCGTCACTAAAGAGCGGGTGCTAGTTGCGGATCGAACAACGCCGACGGCGAAGAAGCCAACAAACTCGGCAGGAACTCCATTTGATTCGCCGTTGACAGAGACGCGAAGCCTTTGCCAATTTTCGTTTGTGCAGTTTGAGGACGCAAGTCAAAAACTCAAGGTGTTCCTTGACAGGAACGATACCGTCAACAACGCATCCTTCGATGCAATCGGGCAAGTATTCCCGGCCAGGACGCTACTCCTCGAAGTCGTCGAGGCCGAGTTAGGATCCTACGCAGGATTCGCGGCGTGGAGAGTCAAATACAAGGTTACATACGATCCCGATACGCACGACGAAAAGCGTTTGGACGTTGGGCCTTACTACCTCGACGGCGCGACGCTAAAGAGGTACATGGATGATACCAATACGTTCGGAATCCTCGGTGGGCTTAACGGTTCGGGTGCGAAGACTACAAGCCCGGCAACGCTCGAATTCCGTTGCAAAAAGGAAGTCAATTTTTCCTCATTCGTAAGGACTTCCTAGCATGGCTGATGAGGTGCTTTACGCTTTCAACGATGCGGACTCAACGGAGTTGCTACGCTTAATCGGTGGCAAGACTAGCAGCGGAGGCAATAGCGATCCTACGCAGCAGGCGGCGGATTGCTTAATTGCCGTTGCTACGAGTACAATCACAGCGAGGGCAGGCACGACACTTGGCACAGGTACAGCGATGGTGAAGCAGATAAGTAGTGCAAATGTACTGAGTGATTTGTACGCTGTCGATGTTGTCAACATGGGATCAGCGATTGCAAACGGTGCCTACCTCAAGTTGTTTCGCATCGGTAACAGATTTTCGGCGGTGGAAATTTGCTAGGAGGTTGGCGTGAGTAAGTTGAGCCAATGCTGTTGTGATTGCTGCATCACAGAGGAGGAGACGACATGGGACACGGTAACGCTCAAGGCACCCTATGAGACTTGCAACGGCGTAACGGAGCCGCCTACCTATCCAAGTGCATCGTTTCAAAGGCGATCATGTTGCTACGTTGCCGAGTTTGATTTGTCTTGCCAAGAGTGGCAGTACGATTGTTATTTGTGGGTTAAGCAAAACTTTGAGCTGTCTTACGATGTTGCTATCTACAAGGTGAAAACGGCGTATGTATCAACGGTGCCAACCACTGACTGTCCATGCATTCACACGGAAAACATATCGTATTCACAATCGCAAGTGGTTAGGCTGTATATCGTCAACCGTCGCAAACTCAAGAAGATAATCGTTTCGGTCGGAAAGGTGCTGGTTAAGTGCACCGGAGACGCGGAGCCGACTTGTAAATACTACGTCGCTTCGACTTGGGTATTTGATGCAAACCTCGATTACATTGGTGGGCTAGGCTTGTTTTATCCTTCCTACGCAACGACAACTATTTCCTGCACAGGCGTTTATCGAGACGGCTTTTGCAGCGTTACAAACGAAGAAACGACAACGAACGGCAGCGCGTCTGATGCGTGCCCTGAAAACATGGCGCAAGATTGGTTCGCAACAAACACGGGCATAGCGTATGAGTTTAAGGTGTCTCGCATTAAACTGTACGACGCACTACCAACCAATCCGGTTTCGATCACGGACGCAGACGAGCCGCCGGTATCATGCTGCGGCGGTGAAACCGGTTGCGAGTTGGAAATCAGCCCTTGTGGGCTTAACCTTGTTGATAATTGCTACAGGCCGATCCCTGATTGGGGCGGTGGAACTCTCAATCCTGCGGGATTGTGCACTAGCTTTGACGAGGACGATAATCTAGTAGTTGCATGTCCTACTATACTTCCAAAAACGGGTGTCAGTTTAACGACTGTTGCTTACGTCGTGGATTATACAGGGTGCTATAGTACATGCTTGCAAGACGGACTACATCTTTGCAAAAACGATTACCCTGGATTCGATCAATTGTTTTGCGGTTACACGCTGGACGAAAATGGAAATCAGGTTCCGATAATTATCAACTCTGTTTCGACTGTTTCGTGCGGAACACCCGCGGAGTTTTGCACGGTTGAGGGATGCGCAAGTGCGGGAGGCGATTGCTACGTCTACACGTCTCCGAATTGCAACACGGCTCCGGCTATTCGAGATTGCCCAGACTTAGCGGAAGGTGCTGGGTTGAGCGGATCAACATGCCGTAGCGACCTAAGCAACCTCAATTGCACAATAGGCGACCCGGTTGTATACGACGATTGGACAATCTGCTTTACGTTGCCTACCGTTACGCTGGAGTTTGCGTAATGACGCCTCAAGAGTACCTTGATCCCAAACAGGTAATGCGTCGAACGATGCAAATGGCATCGCGTCAGCCGCCTCAAAAGGGCGTTATCGTTTACGCGTCGTCTAGACTCAATAAGCCGCCTCCTAATGCGTGGATTGCGTTACACACCTACACCGGATGCGACCCCGTTTGGCATGCCAATTGGGAATTGACGATCCCTAATTACGGGTGCTCTTGTCGCAAGGACTACGCAGAGTACAAAGCCGACAACCCACCCGACTTCTCCTCTCCACATGCCTATTGGCTTTGGGGTGTACAATTGCATAACTGGGTTAATCGCAAACTCGATCGAGCCGAGTTGACCGTCGAGGAAGCAAGAGCAATTTGGAGGCGTGACGATGGGATGGACGTTAAGCAAACTACAGAGGAACGTTGTTGAGATCAACATACCGCTTATCAAGAACAAAGACTGGGAGCAATGGGTTCTGCTTCGATCAGACGTGCATCACGACAACCCTAAGTGCGATCAATCGCTAGAGCGAAAGCACCTTGACGAAGCACTGGAGGCTAATGCTCCGATCATCGATAACGGCGACCTATTTTGTGCCATGCAAGGGCGATGGGACAAGCGAGCGGACAAATCAGCATTGAGGCCAGAGCACCAGGGCAGCAACTACTTTGACTTGCTAGTTGATACGGCCTACAAGTTCTACGAGCCTTACAAGCATATCTTTGCGGTGATGGGCAGAGGCAACCACGAAACAGCGATCACCAAAG